GCGAAGCCGTCGACCTTGGCCTCGGTGTCGCTGTCACTCTTCGAGCGCGAGGTGACCGAGAGCAGGTTGTCGAGGCGCCGAGTGCGGGCGTTCCACACACCGGTCGCGTTCGAGGCATCCTTGCTGTGGATTAGACCCAGGGACTCACCCTTCGACTCGTCGCCGCGAGTGTTCACCAGGAACGACACGCCGTTGATGAGCGATGATGTCGTACCCGAGGAGATCTCAGTGCGCAACCGGTTGCCGTCCCAAACCTCACGGAAGCCGAGCGAGTCGAGATCCCCATCCGGCCAGATCAGCGCATCGAGATTGCAGCGGCGACCGAGGCCATCGACAGCCTTCCCCGTCCAGCCGAGAGCGATCGCCAACCGGTAATACTGCGGCGGGATGATCGACCCAACCTGGCGGATCGCACGCTTCCCGTCGTAGTAGGAGGCACGCAGAAAGTTCGGCGCCTGCTTCGCGTCGAGCACCTCGAGCAGGTGGTTGAGCAGGTTGTTCTCGTCGTCGTCGAGTCCGGGGACAGTGATGCGATCGAACGTCATAGCGTGTCGCCCTCCGTCCGTGCGGTTGTCCATGCGTTTGTCCGTGCGTTCTGATACGATGGGCACATGCCCAAAGAGCCCATGAAGTCCCGCACTATTCGAGTACCAGAGGTGCTCTGGCAAGCCGCTATGAAGCGAGCCGACGAGAAAGACGAGACGGTCAGCGAGGCCGTCCGCAAGTTCCTAGAGAGGTATACGAAATGAGCACCGCAACAGTGACCGACATCGGCAAGGCTCTTGAGGAGCGCATCAACGCGATCATCGAGTCGGGCCACCTGACCTATGAGGACAACGAGGTGACTGAGGAGTGCGCGCGTCGTTACGTGGACACTGAGCGCCGCAAGCGCGAGCGCAACCTGAGCCGTGATGTCGAGCAGACAGCCAAGGTGAACGCGGAGAACCGAGCCCGGATCCGTGCGAAAGTCAGTCTGCGTCTGAATGGCATTGTTGACGAGATCCGTACCGAACTCTCCGCCGACTGGAGTCCTGACCTGCTGGCCAGTTCGTTCGCTCTCAAGGATGGTGCTCGCGTGACTTGGGCGGACGCGACTTTCGATCAGCATGAGGAGTACGCCGTGATGATGGAAGGCTTGGCTGCCGGAGACCTTCACACCGCCGCTATCCACCGTCAGGCCATGCATGACATCAAGGCGCGGGGTGTTGCGTCGTTGGCTGAGTTGCTGCCATGAGCGTCGATCTTGAGTCGTATGTGGATCGGATCGTCGCTGAGATCGAGGCGGCCGAGCGTGAGATTCATGCCGAGAGAATGCGCCTCTGGTATGAAATGAATTCAGAAGAGGCACGCGAGGCCAAACGCAGTTACCGCGAGGCCAACCCTGAGCAGTTACGCGAGACGGAACGCCGTTACCGCGAAGCCAATCGTGAGGCACGGAACGAGTACAGCCACCTGTACCGCGAGGCTAACCTTGAGAAGTTACGCGAGAAGGACCGCCTGTACTACACGGCCAATCGTGAGGCACGGAACGAGAGTCACCGCCAATGGCGCGAGGCCAACCGTGAGCAGATCAACGCCTACCAGCGCCAGTACCGCGCCGCTCGCAAGGCTGCCGCGCTAGTCGGGTTGGTCGACTAGTTTCCCTCCGGGGTCGACCTTGACGGAGATCCCGCGCCTACGCAATTCGCAGATGAACCCACCCACGTCGGGCTCGTCTGCGCCCGCGTAAACGATGATCCGAGGTGGCGTTCTTGATTCATCGCTCACAACACCACCGCCGTCCGTCCTGAACTAGATCGACCATTGCCGCTCAGTCGCTTCTTGAATGAGAGCCCGAAACGGGCCAAGGTGATTGCGCGCAGGGCTGCCATCTCAGGCGAAAGGTCTTTGATATCCCACTCCCACAGACCGGCCTTGCCGACGGGCAACTTCTTTGCTGAGGCGAGGGCGACACGGATCGCAGGCTGGTCACAATGCTGGACACGAGCCTCTTTGACCGCATCGAGCAATCCGCCGCACGCCTTCCCCGCGTCGGTCGCTGTCGAGACGTTGACCTTCACGCCACGGCTTCGGAGCTCGTTGACCATCGAGGCGGCGGGGTCGCGCGAGTCGATCATCACCGGGATGCGACGACCGCAACGCTGCACGAACCAGTCGATCAGTTTGCGAGAGTCATCCATGCGGGACATCTCGGCAAGGTCGACATAGTCAGCCAGGACGCCACGCACGGCCACCGCGATCGAGGCAATGCGATCGGGCGACATCGCCAGCGCGTAGTAGGCCGGCGGGTCGAGGGGGACTTCGGCGTCAGGAATTGAGAGGTCGGTCCACGACTTCAGCGGGATGACCTGCTTGTGAGCATCGAACTCATCCCAAACCCCCGCACCCTCACGCAGGAACGAATCAGACCCAAGCTTCTTGCGCATCCGCAAGATCGCCTCGCGCGGGGTGTCCTTGGGGAATGACGGATTCGCCTTCGCGATCTGCTTCCAGTCGGCCTCGGTCAACGGGGCTGGCAAGGGGGTGAACACGTAGTCCTCATCAGCGCCGAACTCGACCCAACCCGTGTCATCATCCCCGCCCGACAGCGCCTCCTGACGCATCCGAATGAAAACCTCGCTGGGGTCAGTCGGCTTCGGCGGCGTGCCCATGAACAACATCAGGCCACCTTCAGCCTGACGTGACTGGTTCATGGCCGGGATCATGTCATCGAGCGCGGCACCCGTGAGGATCTGCGCCTCATCGAAGATCAGGACGTCGACCTCATCGAAGCCGCGACCAAAGCCACGCTCACGAGCACCGAACAGGATGCGTGACCCGTTGCGGAACATGATCGCTTCGTCGCCGGAGCCGAGGACAATCTTCAAGATGTGCGGCGCAATGCGTCGGCGCTTCGCGAACGCCTGCATCTTGCCGAAGGTCTCCTCGGCCGTCCGCACTCGATGCGCAGTCCAGATGACAGTGAGGTTTGGCCGGAGCAGGCAGAGGGCGAACGCGATCATGCCGACCAAGAAGGTCTTGCCCACCTGGCGAGGGATACTCAATCCCGTGCCGCCGATCGTCGAGGCGTACTTGCCGTCCGATCGCTTCGCAAGAATCAACCGTCCGACATCCGGCTGCCACGGTCGGGGTGTGATTCCGAGGTCAGCGCACTTCTTCTCGATCGCCGGCCAGCCAGTGGATGCGATGCCCTTCGGGGCTACGACGTGGCTGGCTAGGTCAGAGAGCCGAGGCGTCGAAGGCTTCGTCGGCGACTTCGTCATCTTCGGCTGCCTCCTGCTCGTCGGCAGCCTTGAGCGCCGCGATCTCCTTCGAGTGCAAAGCGATCTGTCGGTGCATCGCGGCCTTCGCCGGCCCCGTCACATCGGTGACCTCGCGGATCATCTCGCGGCGCTGAGCAATCAGGATCTCCAAGTACGTGCCCGACTCAGCTGCATCCGCAAGCGTCATGGGCTTCTTCTTCTGCAACGGGCGCGACCTGGAGGTGACCACGGAGAGGGTTGGTTTGCGGGCCATCTCGTCACCTCCGTCAGAAAAAAAGATCAGGGATAGAAAGCCGCCTATGCCGTGAGTGGCGGCGGCTGTCGATCGAGGTCGACCTCCCCCTGGGTCATCACCAGGCACGGACTCGCTTGATCGTCACGCCATGCTTGGTCGTTGGGTCGTAGTCGATGGCGTCGCTCTTGTCGCGGTTGCATCGGCGGTGACTGGCTTGCTTGTTGTCGAGCGTGTCAGGCCCGCCCTTGGCGTCGGGGATGATGTGGTCCGCCACGAACGAAAGCGGGTGCAGGTACGGAAGTGTGTAGTCGATCGGCGCGTGACAGATTGCACAGTCGGCGCCGAGTCGGCGAAGGATGCGGCGGTGTAGGTCACGCTTGGCACTGTTGCGTGTGCTCATGCGTTGACGCGCACCCCGTCTGTGATGGCGTCCGTCAGCTCCTGCACAGCCTCGACTGCCCTTGCGATCAGCGCGTCCAGCTCCTCGATGCGATCGGCGTCCCCACATCGAAGGCATCCACACATCGAGTGGCGGTAGAGACGAAGCAGCGCCAGCTTCTCGACGGCGATCTTGCGCTGCTGCCACGCGTGCAGTCGGGGGTCGGGCATCAGACCTCCCGGAAGTGGACCCGCGCGTGACTGGGCTTGGCTGGCTGAGTGCGCTCGTGGCGCCTTTGGTTGTCAGCGCCGGCAGTTCCGCGCGGGGGACATGGAGTGTTGTTAGCCGCGCATGACCTTGGGTGATCCGAGCGGATAGTTCTTCGGGTGAGGCTGTCCGGCCGATGAGTGCGGTCGAGGCACGGTCTTGGGTTTGGCTCCGAACGTGATTTCTTCGGGCAGGCCATGCTCTGCGATGACGCGCTTAATGTGATCGAGGATCACTGGCACGAGCGGATACCACTCGCGGCCATGACTGCAATGGACGGCGAACATCTTGTGGAGTCTCAGCTCGTCTTTACGTTCGCCAGGATGAGTGGCGAGTAGGACTGCGTTCGGTGGGTAGGTGCGCATCCGCTTCGCCATGTCTGACGTCCAGCCGATCTTGATGTGCCCGCCGACCTGGAGGAAGTAGACAGTCCCATTGGTCGGCGCCACACGCTTGACCGGTGTCGGGGTGAAGTCGATTCGTTCCAGCCTGCGAATAAGAAAGCCAACTCCGCCGCTGTCAGCGGCAACTGTGTTGTGGATGACAACAAGATGCGCGACACAGAGACGGAACTGAGGAAGCTCTGAGATGCGTTTGGCGCAACCCGGCATGATGCAGGACCAGTCAGGGCCAGGCTTAAACATTCTGTGCCGGCGTCGCTCGTCGGGTAAAGGTGTACGGAAGGGTGAGACTTGGGCAAGTGGCGGCGGTTCAGGCGACTCGCCGTGACGACGCACACTGACTGGGGTATCTCGGATTGCAGAGAGCGGGACGCTACGCTTCATCTGTCGACTCCTTCAGTGTCGGCCACGTCCCCGGCCTGTTTCCGCAGGTGCGGGGACTTTCATCTGCTCGAAGCGAGGAATTACGTGGATGTAATTCGCGCGCTACGCACAGCGTAGCATCGATCCATTCCGCAAACCCTAAGCCACGCATTTAGGCTTCTTCTCGGCGCGCCGTGCCTCTTGGATCGCGGCCCACTTCTTGATCGCGGCCTCGACATCGCCGATGCGATAGGTCGATACAGACCGATATCTGCCCTTGCTGTCGTGCTCCATCCGCCAGCCTTGCGACTCCATCAGGCCCTTCTCGGCGTAGAGGTAGAGCATCGACATCGACACGCCGTCGTCGTACATCAGACGGCACAGACGGGTGATCTCGCGCATGGTGCCCAGGTAGTCCTTGACGCCAGCCTTCATCTCCTCGCGCCGGTCCTTGACGTCATGGCCCTGGCTGCATCGTCGGCACTTCACCGTCCCGGTTGCGGGCTTGCCATTGTCGTCAACCTCGACGTAGAGCGATTCGATGCACGGCACATCCTCAATGGTGCCCTTGCATCGGCCGATGTACATGCGATCCGGTGGGCGGTCGAACAGCTGCACGAGGTTGGAACGGCAGACATTGAACTCGGCGAACTCGTGTGGGCCTACGTCCTGCCGGCGCAACCAGTCGCAGTGGTTGACGAGCCATAGTGCGACGTCGTGGATGTCGTCGCTGATTGGCAGGATGACGGCGCCTGCGTGGACGATGATGCGCGCCGTGCCCAAGAGTGCGACACGGATCGGGTCGGCCACTTTGGACACGCGTGGGTCATAGGGCAGTGGGATCTCGGCAGCTCGCCCGATCGTGCCGTCCTTCCAGTTCGATCCCAGCCGTGCCCGCTTGTCGTCAAGGTGCAGTGCGAAGTCTGCGATCTGGGTGAGGTCGGCCTTGGCAGTATCGGAGCAGGTTGTGCAGGCGAACGCATCACCTGCAGCTCGGCCACATCTACGGCACTCGCTCATTTTGCCGCCGCCGTGAGGTACGCGACCAACTCGGGGTTGTCACGCAGTACGCAGACGATGGGCGACTCAAGGGCTGCGACGACGGCTTCCTCTCGGTCGCTCTTCTCCTTGCCCAAGTGGTGCCAGTTAGGGCTACCCATGGCGACTTCACATAGGGCGTGCATGACCTCGTGCCACAACGTCAGACGTTGGGTGTCAGGTGTCGACTCAGGGTTGATGTACATCGTGGCTTCGTGAAATCCGGTGTAGCCATAGTTGCCATTGCTCAGATTCTTGTGCTCGATGCGTAGCCAGTCGTCAGGGTCGATGGTCACTCGGAAAGTCACTGAGCCGACGCGGACGGTGCTCGGGATCTTGCTCATTCGTCGTCCTCGATATCTGCTGCCTCTGGCCCCGTGGCGAGGAAGTGCTTGCATGGCTTGTAGTCGGGCTCTCCATGCTGGCCGGGATAGCGGTAGTCACGCAGCACGGGGATCTCGTACCACCACCACTCGGTGAAGATCAGCGGTTGCCCGTACTCGCCGTCGTGGTCGGTCAACGATGACGCGACGCTCAGACCTGACCCCTGCCGGCGGATCACGTCAGCCTCGAAGCAATTCACCCCTACCCATGAGGACATGTCGTGCATCCCCTTCGGACTGCTCATTCCTGTTCCCTTCGGTTGCTGCGCTCGATGAGTGCGTCTGTGGCGCGCTCGATGACGCGGCCCGTGTACCGGATCAGCAGCCAGAGGTCACGCTTGAGGCGCTTCATGGCTTCCCTCCACAGCAGGCGCACGCGCGCTCGGGTTGGCCGGGACACTTGACGACGTGCTGGCAGTGAGGGTGATCGTTGAAGTAGCACCTCTTGCAGATCCGGGTCCGGCACGCGGACAGGTCGCGCACGGGGTTCATGGCCGGTCGCCGCAGTTGGGCAGTTGGAGACGTTCGTCGGGCACGTTCGTCGCCTCGTTGAGTTGCGCCCAGAGCCGCTCGATCGTGGCGTCACGCTCGGCGATCACATCGACCTGCTCCGAGATGACTACCCCGAGTCGCCCGATCGTAGTGTTCAGCCGCTTGACCTCGTATGTCGTCCCGGCTGCGTTGGCCTTGCTGATGCAGGTGCCGCATGGCCCGTACATCGGGCTATGGCAGGCGGGACAGTGACCGAGGAGCCCTCCCGTCGTCTCCACGGGGCTGGACGGTGCCTTCGTGAGCCGACTCAACGGGTTGTCTGTGGTCAGCGCCAGCCAGAGCCCCCTTCGCAACTCAAAGTCGGTGCGGATCGCGGACACGACGCGCCGGGCTTGGTCTCGCTGTTCGTAGTCGTAGTCGCGTCCGCCAATGACTTCGGCGACGATCTCGATGGGGTCTCGCTCGCTCATGGCTTGCCTTTCGGTTGGGTCGGTTCCAGCACTTCGCGGATGCGGTCCACCACAAGGGCGGCGTCAGGGTCAGCGACGATGGCCGCAACCTTGGCGATGGTGGCCAGCGCGGCGTCACGCTCGATTGCGGCGTCCCCTGCGAGCTCGGAGGCTGCAATGTAGGACTTCATGGCCTGCCCGATCGTGTAG